ATGGATCCGTCCACCAAGGACGACTTTGGCGACTGCGACAGCAAGGAGGTGCCAGTGCCCGCTCACTACTCCCGACGCTGCAGCAATCCAGAAGCGGCGGTGATCAAGGGGGTGGCCTATCCATGCACTCACCGGTTTTCGTTCAAGATGTGCCCAGACTGCCTTGCCGAAAACGACATTGCAGCCAGGCACTGCACCGAGTGCAAGATCCGACTGGTTGACCCCAACGAGAAGTTGACGGAGAAGGCGGGAGTTGCGGGGATCATGGCCGAAGGTGAGACAAAGGATCTGCTGTGTCTCGATATCAAATACGAACCGTACACCGGGCAAGCTGGCAAGCACAGCCTGAAGGTGGTCTACAAGACCGAGATCGGCGCCATCACAGCCTGGCACACGAAGGGCGCCCACTGGATATTTAACCGGATGGCCACGGCCAACGGCTGGGAGCTGGAGACGATCGGGGATTCGTATGCTGAGTGCGCCGACTGGCGAGCCATCCCGAATACGGTCAAGGTAAAAAAGACCATGGGTCAGAATGGGTATTACAAATTTGAGGTGAAGGGGGTGAGTTTCGCATGAACATAAAGCAAGTAGAGGTGGCAGGGCTGGTGGTATACGGCGACCCCAACTGGCGCGGAAAGTGCCCACTGGAGGCGGCCGAGGCGGTCAGCTTCTTCTGCCAGCTGCGGGCCGAGTTTCCCGAACTGGCCAAGGTGGCCACCCACATCCGCAACGAGGGTAAGCGCACCAAGCGCCAGGGGTTCCAGCACCAGCAAGAAGGTATGAACACCGGGGCAAGTGATGTGATCATCCCTGTGTGCCCGCCTATCGTGATGGAGATGAAGCGCCGGGATCACACAGAGAGCTCCATCAGCAAGGATCAGGTGGATTACCTGGTTGCTGCTTCCAGTGGCGGGGCCTTCACTGGCGTTGCGCTGGGCGCTGCAGGAGCCATGGAGATGGTGCGGGCATGGGTAGCAAAGTATGGGCGATGAGCTGAAGCCGGTACCGCCCAGCAAACGCTGGGGCCAGATGCCAAGGCACTACCACCCCGATGACGCGCAGTGGATGTCCGCCAAGCTTGGCACCCTGAATCCATCCTTGCGGGCCGAGGTGTGCGCAGCCTACGCCAAGGCCTACCTTGAGGCGTGGGAAGCTGAGCCCCTGAGCTACCGCAAGCATGGCAAGGCTCGTTCTGCGGCCAACATCCGGTTGCGGGTGTTCATTGCCAAGCGGTTCGCGGTGTTCAACCGGTAGCCCTGCAACAAAACGCAAAATAATAAACAAAGCGCCTTGCAATTTATTGCAGGGCGTTTTACATTGAAGGGGTCAACAACGCAGGAGATAGAGAAATGGAAACTGAAATTGGCAGTATCGGTAATTACTATGGCGGTCTTTCCGTAAAGGCCGAACCTGACGGAACTTTTTGGTGGGGGATTGAAAACTACAGCGGCACCACGTGGGAGCAAATTCCGCAGTCACTTTATGACGAACTGGTCAAGTTTGGTAGCGGGGTATCAGCATGAAAACCTACCGCATCAGCGGCACCCACCGCCGCACCGGGCGATTCGAAACCGCCAACGTGCAGGGCGCAACGCCGGAGCAGGCTCGCCAGCTCATGGGCATGACCCACTGCCGCATGGTGGTGTTGGATAAAAAGGGGGTGGAGTGATGAACTACGAAGAGATGAGTGATTTGCAGATTAACCTGCTTGTTGCCAATGCCATCGGCGTTGATGCGGCAGAAAATTCAGGCGTAGTGTTTGGCGCAGTAAAACACGAAGGCGACAATGTTGTTTCGGTTATGGGTGTCGTCGATTACTGCAACAACCCATCCGATGCAATGCCAATCCTGACTGAAAACAAAATTGGATTTAAGTGGGTGAACGGAAGTTGCACGGCAAGCTCGGTTCTTCGTGGATATCATGAGTCGGAATCAGAGAAACCACTGCGCGCAGCAATGATCGTTTTCCTGATGATGGAGGATGCGAAGAATGCCGATTGAACTCCGCCCATCCAGCAGTGAAGCATTCGCCGAGCGCCTGCGCAGTGCCGAGGCTCGCCGCAACCAGGAGCTGGCCAACCCGTGCCGCCGCTCGCGTGCCACCGATATGGCAGCAGCAAAACGCCGCTGGGATCTGGAAGAGGAGCAGGAAATGCGCCGCATTGAGCGCCAGCACAAGGAGATTTGGGAATGAACGACAAGCAACAGTTGGCGGCCATGGGCGCCCAATACCGCCTGACAGAAGAGCAAGCCAAGTTACTGGCTGATCGCATGCCGCAAACAGGCGCCCTGCAGGTCATTGATGATCAGCCGATGTGCATGGCAAAGCGCATCGATGTGCTGGAGGCGCAGGTGCGGTTGATGGAGGAGCTGTTGCAGAAGGCCAGACCCTACATGGACCATCGTGGTGGCGCCGGGGTCAAGGGGTATACCCAGCTGGCGAAGGAGATCGACTCCGCCTTGGCCGGCAATCTGCCAATCCAGGGCACTCCAGAAGGCTGGCAGCTGGTGCCGGTAGAGCCGACTCACGACATGCTGCATGTAATTATTCACTGCGACAATTTCGACGTAGTTGAGCCTGGGATGACAGGCAAGTATTACCGCGCCATGCTCGCCGCCGCGCCCAGGTTGGAGCCAAAGCCATGACCTTCGCAGGCGCCCTAGCCAGCGCAGAGGCGCAATACCAGCAACATCGGGTGGCCTATGTCGCCGCCCTGTCACCGGAGCGCCTGGAGGCCATCCAGCGCAACAACAGCAAGCCAAGACCGACCGGTCGCCGCATCACTATAGAGCGGGAGCGATGGGCGGTAGTGAATCGGTCGCAGTGTCCGTATGTGGGGATCACCAGACTGATTAAGGGGGCAAGGTGAACATTGATATCAACAATCCGCCGCGCAAGTACCGAGTTATCTACGGCGACCCAGCCTGGCAGTTCAGCAACCGCAACACAGGCGGCAGCATGACAAGCTCGGCTGAGGCGCATTACACCGTGACCACCGTTTCTGACATGGCTGCGCTACCGGTCGCTAACCTGGCCGACGAACACTGCCTGCTGGTGATGTGGTGGGTCGGGGCTATGCCGCAGGAGGCTATCGATCTGTGCGGTGCTTGGGGGTTCCGGCTGTCGAACATGAACGGGTTTGTGTGGAGAAAGCTGACCAAGAAAATGATCCCATTCTTCGGCATGGGGTTCTCCACGCGATCAGGATCAGAGTCAGCACTGATTGGCGTCAAAGGCAAGATTGGAGCGCTTATAAAAGACCACTCCGTGCGCGCCGTCATCGAGGCGCCGGTGGGTCGCCATAGCGAGAAGCCGCACGCCTTCCGCGAGGCTATCGAGAAGCTGTGTGGAGATGTTCCGCGCGTTGAGTTGTTCGCCCGAGATGCGGCGGAGGGTTGGGACTGCTGGGGCAATCAGGCCCCGCAAGATAAATCAGGAGATCAAGACGAATGACCATCATCTACGTGGCCGGGCCAATGTCCGGCATCAAAGACCACAATCGCCCGCTGTTCAACATGGTTTCCGCTGAGCTGGCAGATCAGGGTCACAGCGTGCTTAACCCGTCAACACTGCCAGACGGACTTAGCCAGGGCCAGTACATGCAGATCTGCCTGCCCATGGTGGCAGTGGCCGACGAGCTGGTGATGCTTACGGGATGGGAGCAGTCTGAGGGGGCATATATCGAGTTTCTGCTGGCCAAGAAGTCAGGCAAGACGATCCGGGAGTTGGGCGGGCGTGTTTTGCATCAAGGAGAAGGCAATGAGTAACGAAACAGATCTGGACTGGCTGGCGCTGAATGTGCATGTTTGGAATGAATCCGCCTACGCAGCCATGTGTGGTGGAGTTGAGCGCGCGCTGTGGATTAGTGGCGCCGCATACGGTCAGAAGGCGGAGTTCAAAAATGCAGTGACAAAAGACCAATGGCTGGCCCGCCGCGCCGAGTTGCAGAACAAGCCGAGCTTTGCTGACCATCCTGATGCGAAGTGCTTATTTCAGCACGAAAGTGGGGTTTGGTCAAAGAACATCGAGAGCCATGATATGGGCATTGATGCGATTGGTTGGCGGAATGAATACCAATCATTGCGTGCCGATTATGGCTGGCTGGATGTAGGCAAAGGCGAAGTCCTCGGCGACTGGCGCGACACTCTCGAAAAGCGTCCTGAAGAGTTCAAGCCATTCGCCAGCATCGAAGACAATCAGGAGTTGAGCATGACCCAGCAGCAAGTGAAGCAGGATAACGGATGGTTCGAGCGCGGGGAGTTGCCGCCGGTTGGAATTGAGTGTGAGGCAAAAAAATACGGGAAAGAAGAATACTACAAGGTTGTGATATGTGGCGCCGGCAAGCACCTTGGGTTGGCAGTTTCTTTCTATGAAAAACAAAAAGGATCTGGTGCATTCACCTGCTCATCTGCTGAATATTTCCGCCCCATCCGCACCGAGCGAGAGGTTGCGATTGAGGAGATGCAATCTGATATCGCCGAGCGCTGGGCAAACTGCGAAGAGCTGGCAAAGTACCTGGTCGACAAGGGCTGGGTTAAGGCTGGCAAATAATGCACCACTACCACGGCCCGCTGCCGAACTGGTCCCCGTTGTGGCTGGTAATGGCGTGGTGCGCAATCATCGTCATCATTGGCGGGTCGCTATACCAGGGAGCCCCACACCATGAGCCAGGCGTGCGCCACGCGCTGCCGGATCCCTACGTCCCGCAGTGTTACGCGACCGAGTGGCGCAGCGGGCAGTATTGCGAGTTCCGGCCAGTGACGCGGCACTATAAGAATTAAAGCAAGAGCGAGCGTTGACAAAAACAACCCAGTGACATAGGATTGTTTTGCTGATATGTGATTAATTCCTGTTGCTGTGCGATACCCTGCTGTTGTTCGATATACTGTTGCCGTGCCATTGCTCTTTGATTGCGTGTTATCTCCTGTGATAAGTGAAAGCCCCTCGATGAGGGGCTTTTTTTTTATTCACCTTGCTCGCCATGTCGTCACGGCATCTTCGGCAGCGGCAAGTCCAGGAACCCGTTGTACATAGCCAGGGTGGCGGAGATGGTCTGGGGTTGGGTATCAGTAGACTCGATCTCCATCAGGATTTCCTGGTTTGGCTCAATAATCCACCCATACCCACCCACAACTTGTGTTGCCCCCTGCCCCTGAACCTGGGTGTTGCCATCAAGGAAGATGTCTGCGCTCCACCTGCTGCCAAGATATGCGGGGGCGACCGCCAGGGCGTATAGGTCAAAGTCTCTGACCGCTGGCTTTCCTGGTCGCAAGCAATAAACATTTTCTGGTGATGGCAAGGTTTGAGGGGTAAACCCCGTATAGAATCTGTCAATCAATCCCGATCCTGTGTAACTGAAAACACGTTGCTTCAAGTCTAGCGGGAGCGCCCTCGTCTTGATGATAGAGTACAGCTTCGCGCCAGCAGGAACGTCAACGACGCGACGGCTCGCCACCCACTGACTCCCATTCTTCTTGTTGGCCTCGTCGTAAAACTGCACAGTCTCAGCCCGTGTGCCGGAGTAGAGGCCATTTGGGAACCCGCCTTGCGCTAGTGTCGGCATGTCAGTACCTCCAGAAAGTTACGCGCGCAGTCACCGCGCCAGTGATGCCAGAGAAAGTGATCCTCCCTTGCTTTGATCTTCCCCAAAAATAGGGCGGCTCGTATGTGGCAGCAACTCCGGCATCTGCAGCGTTGATCACATTGTGATTCGATGACGCCATCCAGCCCGCACCCATTGGCGACACTTCGGCAGACATCAGCCCAGCAGTCGGAGTAACTGGCACGAGACCGGCTGCATCACTGAAAAACTCCACATACACCTGGCATCGAGAGGCGCTGGATGCGCTCATGTCGCCAGTGTAAAGCGTGGCGCTTGCCACCGGCAGCACTTCACTGCCCGCCGGAGTCAGCACTGGCCATCGTTCGTTTGCCATAAAGGCCTCCTTTATCTGGCGCCAGCAAAACGCCCGCACCGAGATCCAATAATACCACCGCATGCCACCTTCAACACCGATTGACTCTCGCTGGGTTTAGAATGTCAAGCCATTGTGCGATAATCCCAACAACAACTCGACGAGGATCCACGATGACGCCGACCCCGCCAAGCCATGACCCGCAAGGAGCTTACCAGCTTGGCAGGATGGCCGAAGCCCTTTCACAGAACACCGTAACCCTGACCAAGTTGGTCGAGGCAGTCGATGAGAATTCCCGCAGTACCGCCAGGCTTGCCAACCGGCAAGATAGGATGGAGCAGACCATCGAGCAGATCCAGGCCGACCAGCGCAAAATGATCAACATTAACATGACTGGCCAATCTACTGAGGCCGACGTGCGCAAGCGCCTGGCATGGTTGGATCGTAAGTACCAGGAGGAGGTAAGTAATAACGGGGTGAAAGACCACGGCAAGAAAGTCCTCTACGGCTCCGTTCTTGTGGCCCTGATCTGGTTCATGTTCGCCCTCGTAAAAGATGCCGCCGTTGCAGAAGTTGCAACACAGCTACGAAATCAAACCGAAATTCGCAACAAGGGATAACCCCATGCAACCACTAACCGCCGCGCAGCGATGCGCAGCCATCATCGAATACGCCATCAACCCAGCCATGGCTCTGCTACCCCCCAAGATGACCAGCGACAAGGCAACAGTGATGCTGCTGGCCATTGGGCTGCAAGAAAGCCGCCTGACCCACCGCAAGCAGATCGGCGGCCCTGCCAAGTCCTTCCTGCAGTTCGAGTCTGGCGGAGGCGTGAAAGGGGTGATGACCCACTCAGCATCCGTCGCCTCAGCGAAAAGCCTATGCCAGGCCCTGATCGTGCCCTTCGACCGCCCCGCCATATTCCAGGCCATGGAGTTCAACGACGTGCTGGCGTTCGGTCTGGGCCGACTTCTGCTGTACACCGACCCCGAGGCCCTGCCGGAAGTCGGTGATGCTCAGGCGGCGTGGGATCTGTATCAGCGGGTGTGGCGCCCTGGCAAGCCGCACCGCCAGACCTGGGATGAGCTCTACACCGTAGCGTGCAAAGTGGTGACGTCATGAACTGGCTGGACATAGGCAAGCAGGCAATCCAGATGGGGGCGCCAATTCTCGGAGGGGCTCTTGGCGGTCCAGCTGGTGCGGCGGTGGGCGCCATGATCGCCAATCAGTTCGGCATCGACGCCCCGACCCCCACCAACATCATGGCAGCCATCAAGGCGGATCCGGAGGCGGCGCTCAAGCTGCGGGAGGTTGAGCTGCGCCACCAGGAGCGCCTTACCGAGATGGAGGTTGACCGGTTTCGTATCGAAACAGCAGACGTGCAGGACGCCCGCAAGGCCCACCAACACCACTGGATGCCGTCAGTCATCACGATGGTGATGTGCGCCATGTTCGGCTCTATTGTAGGTGCTTTGTTCATCTGGGCGATACCAGGAGAGAACAAGGACATCGTGGTCTATATGGCGGGGCAGGTGTCCGGCCTTTTGGCCAGCTGCGTGGTGTACTGGGTTGGTTCAACGAGGGCCAGCGCCAACAAGGACGTGATGCGCAAACATTAAAGGAAAGCCCCTCAATTGAGGGGCTTTTACTTTTTTACTTGTCGATAAAGAATTCGACTATACCTGAACCATCGAAAGAGGACTGGTCTCCGTGTTCTCCGGAGGACGTTACGACATCGACCAATCCACCACCAGACTCAACCTTTGTTTTTAGCAAGTCTGTGTTATCCGCTCTGCTAACAACAGTGTCTTGGTAGCTGTGCCATATTTTCATTTTAAGACCAGCGAAACTTCGAGGCGCGTTGTCGTTTAATGCATCGTAGCCTGCGGTAGCCGTTTCAAAGTTTGCAGCACCTGAGAAACCATAAGCACCCTCTATAGCGACCTCAAACCCGTTTTGGTACTGCCACAACAAGTTAGAAGCTGGGTAAATGCCCACTATAGCAGACGGAGTTATCCCGCCTACAAGCACCGTGTTAAGCCCAACCATTCCGCCCATGCTCTGAACCACAAGGTAAGGTTTGTTGAAAACATTATACCGGTCTTTGATGTACTGCATGGCGGCGATGTTTTGACTAATTGACAACTGATTTCCCCATCCTGTCGCCTCGTAATTGGCAGTCATCACCACATACCCCGCCGCAAGCAGACTGGTGAGAATCGAATTCTCATTAGGGTAGTCCCACAAGTCGGTGTTAGTCCCGCCTGAACCGTGGCAATAAACGGCTAGCCGGTGAGTAATTCTCGGGTCATAACCTGCCGGAAGATGAACTGATATAAGGACGCCTGATTGGTTTGTTGCCGGAACTGTAATTGGCAAAGGAATGCACCTACCTCCGCCGAAAGCGGGAGTCCAAGGGTTGCCTGAATCGGAAGATGAGAACCTGAAATCCTTAACGTAATCACCTGCGCTAAAAGCACCTATTTGAGCGTTTTTAGGCGCAGGAAGCGTCTTGTTTATGGTAAATGTTTTCGCCTTGGTTGTACCCGCTTGGCATAAAGAGCAAAAAATGAGTCCAGAGTTATAGACCATCGACACTTCATACCAACCCTCGACAATTAGTGAGGCGGGAATTAATGCTTCCAATTCCACCTTATCATTAAAAACAAAACCGACCGAAGAGAAACCGACAGAATAAAATGTGTTTAGGTCAGTAATTCCGAACGATTCCGAGTTGTAACCAATAAGTGCGTTATCAACTCCAGCACTGAAGTAAATTCTCCCTTGACATGTGAAACTGTTAGCTTCATTACCCAGCGACCACGCCGCTAAGTTTTGAGACCCATCACCTGTAAACTCGCCAGCAGGGTTGAACCCTGCTGTCCCAGATACGCTGGAAGCGTCTTCCTTTTTCATAGTAGGAATGTAATTGACCCCTAGTGCGGTACTCCCTCCGTCTTCTTTAGCGAAACCCTTCGGTTTATCTTTGGACGATAGACTAATGTTGTCGATATTAGACTGAATGCTTTCTCCTGATGCAGTGCCAACAATTTCCGCACCACCAGCTCCAGTTAACTGATTACGCAGCAGCTCACCACTGCGATCAACAAACCCACCGCTCGCAGGATTAGTACCAGCTTGAACCGCGCCAGCAGGGCCTGAGAACCCTTTCCCTGTGCGCCCTTGCAGCAACACATCATTGGCGTTGACCAACGTTCCGCCAGCCTCAAAGCTGCCATCGACGAGATTATAACCCGCCTCCGCATAGCTGCGGCGCAGGGCCTCGCGTAGCATCAGATCACTCCTGGCCCAACCGCTTCCTCCTGAGTTGGGGTTTGAAATGTTGCTGTCCACTATGTTTGTGTAGACAGAAACACCATCGCTCCCAAGCACCAAGGCCCCCTTTGGGTATCCGCCAATTGCTGTCGCCAGCGCAGCGTCGAACGTCGGCCGCCCGCCTGCCTGCATGTAGCGCAGGATTTCAGTGATCTGGAAAAAGATCCCGTTAAAGTCCTGACCAAACGGCGGGATCCCGCCAGCCTCCTTTGCCGTCATATTGATGGCAGAGAAACCCTGATCGAAGCCAGCGCGACCTGTTGCCGGGTTCGCTGCTGGCAGGATGGGGCTCTTGAGGCCAGACTCGGCCCACGGGGTAATAATTTTGCCAGGTTCAGATACCGACATTGAATAGATCTCCATTATTTAACAGGGTGCCTTGGCCAAAAGGTTCGGATCCGGCCCCGGCTTCATTGAAACCAAACAGCCCGCCAGGGGCGGTCAACACGGTGGCGAGCACACCACCAGGGCGAGGCAAGGCGTCTTTTGACAACACCGACCTTTCCCATGATTCTAATGGAAACTCGAAGACGTAGCGAATTGCCATGCCTTGCATGTCATTGACCCAGCACCGGCCGCGACCAGGGAATAGGTTCTTCAAAACCCCATTCAAGCTGCTCATGGTCGAGTCACTGATGTTAGCCAGCGCCTTGGTCAATATTAGCGTGCGAAATGCGGGGTCAGCCAGTTTGAAAACGTCCGTCTCTGGTGCGCCAGGGTACAGCGTGCCAAACCCGAAGGGCTGCCATGACTGGATTGCAGTCGGCGTACTGAATCCAACATAGTCGCCCACAGTCACCCGAAGGTATCTGCCGTCCTCGATGGCGACTATGCGCCCCCAGATGTCCAGCCCGAACCCCTGGGCGGTATCGACATCCCACACCACGCTGCAAAACTCATCCACCCACGATGCGGAGAAATATTCCGTGTTGTAGGTGATCAGCTGCTTGATACGTGGTGACGCAGCATACTGGCGCATTGATATCATACTAGCACCACCTCAATATCATCAGCTGACACGGTGGGTGCCTGGTCTATTCCGACAAGCACAGAATCCTGATTTGCCAGCGCGGTACCGACACGAACAGTCAGCACCTGCACCGAGTTGGCGATCTGGGCTACTGGGCCGTAGTAGCTGGATGAATAGACCTCCCCACCGATGCGCGCACGCTGGAAACCGTTCAGACCGTTGAATGTGTCGATCACCGATTGCTTAACAATGTCGGTGATGTTGAACGGCAGGGATGAGGAGTTGCGAAGCGTCACCTTAAACAGGATCGGCAGCGATGCCGGGCGCTCCCATGAGATCGAATACTCAGGGTACGGAAAGCCGACATCATTTTCGGTGTCCTGCACGGTAAAAGTGGTGTTACCGGTCAGGTTGCAGCCGCCATCCTTCTTGAGGAAGATTGCTTTTGCCACAGCCTCGTCGGTTCCACCTACTGCGGCGATGTAGACGCAGTGGGCGGGGATCTCGTAATTGGTTGGGCCAACGATAACAGGAGCGCCAAGGAAGTTGTCATAGGCATAGACATCAATAACCCCTGGAACGTCCCACACCGAGCCCCGGATAGCCGCCGCCGACCCGTGAGCGTTCTTAGCAACAGACGCAAAGCGTCGAGCCTCGAACTCCGCTCTCGACTCCACGTTGGTGCCGGTTACTGCTGCACCTGCGTTGTTGATAGCGTCCCAGCCTGGCGATGCCTGGGCGATGCGGTTCAACTCTCCGATCCCGAGCTGGACAGGGCCGGGGGTGGTGCATGCAAACTCAACCGTGGCCACGCCGCTGATCGGGAATGTGACCGAACCGCTGGAAGCCCAGTAAAGACCCTTCACGTCCCGAGCCAGAGCTCCCGCAGACAGTATTGCTCCGGGCTGACCAGTGACGGTGGCCAGTACCACGGAAGCGGTGGCGCCCTTGCGGGCCAGGAAGTAGATCCGCCCAATGGCGTCTTGAAAGCGCCCTTCACTGGTTGCTGGATCCACGCCGGAGATCACAGCTGAAACTGCGGCGTTTGCGTCCGTGATGTTCTGGGTCAAGTTGTCGGCAAGGTGGGCCTGCGGCGTGGCGCTGCTGGTGACGTTTAGGTTGCCGCCGTATGCCGCGTTGCAGTCAGTGAGAACCCCCGTGCGGATGGCCGTAGCCTGCGGGACGGTGATGCCTTGATAAGTGATCGTGAGCTTGGGCACGTTAGACATTGATGCTGGTCCCGTCTGTCAAGGTGACTTGAATTTGCCCGGTCACGCCTCGGGCCTGGTCATAGATGAGCACAGGTGTGGCCGATGCCACATCAGGGACGCGCAACGCCTCTTGCTGATACCACGCCGCCAGCGTCGCCTGTGCCGGTCGCTGACCAAGCACTGACTGCTCGTAGGGGATGCCATCGTCGGTGTTGTAGGGGGCCTCACCGCGCCACAGTAGCGACTGGCTGGCCACGTCCTGCGCCACAGAGTATGCCGACGAAGACAGGGCAATGCTGCCAGAGGCATCAACATCCAGATCCCAGTTGGTCGGGTTGAGAAACATCGTGTCCATCAGTCATTGGTCCTCATCAGTTCGCCTTGGTCAGGGTGGTGAGCTGGCCGCTCCCCATGGGGCTATCCGGGACTGGTCCACTGCCGTGAGTGTGGCTGTTGGCCCATTCCACCATGCGTTCATCAACCAACCTGCGCACATCGGCGCCAGTGTCACCCAGTTTAACACCGGATGCGTTGTGAACCAAAATCCCTCCATCGGTGATCTGGATGTAGCTGGTCGGGGCACCATTGAGGAAGCCGCCCAAATACAGCGCATCGCTGAAATCATGTGATCGCCAGCTGCCCGGTGGGGCCGCATCCTTTACCGACTTCACCGCCGAAATATCACGGGAGCAGAAGCAGGCCATGCCAATGTCGCCAGGGGACGGATCCACGATCACCGCATTGGTGCCACCCTGCAGGCGGAAGTATGGAACGTTTGATATGGTGCCGTGCTGCACGGTGTTGCCCTGGCCGTCCACCATGTCCACCAGCACTTGGATATCCACCTGCCCCACTGGTGCGAGCCCGGCATTGCGAACAGCCATCACCCGCACCGGAAGAGAAGTTTGCAGCTTGAGCATGGCCTGCTGGATTGCGAAGTTGAGGCCGTTCTGCTCGCTGTCGAAATCTGACGGGATGGCCAGGGGGTTGTTGGTTTCTGCCATTAGCGGGTCCTCACAAACTGGCTGATCGCATTCGCATTCACATACATGAACCACGCTCCGCCCGGCGTCTCGCAGTCGAGGTTTACGGCCACGCTGCGGACGTACCAATCCCCGGCGCACGGGGTGACGCTGGTTTCCAGCTTGATCTGGCGCCCCCGGTAGATGCCGGGGTCGTACAGGCACATGAAATCCACACCCAGGTGCGTAGGGGTAGGCCACCCCACCAATCCCAGATCGCTATTCATCACAACCGGATCCTGGCTGCGTGGCGTACCGATGGGCGCGATGGCGATCAGGCCTTCTGATGGTTCCACCCACAGCTGGCATCGGGCCATGTCGCACAGGGTGCGCAACTGGTTGAGGTATGACCCGCTCAGATAGGCATCAGACACAGTGACATCTACGCCGTTATTTTCCAGTGGTAGGCCGATCTTCTTGCAGAGCTCAGTGGCGATGGCGGTCACCTTCTGCGGCCCAGGCCACGATGTTGGCGGGTTGGCGTCAACGGACGACTGCAGGGACTGGTATGCCTCGATCATGAACGACACATCCGGCGCGCCCATGTAGTCAGCATAGGCGCTGCCGATGGTGCCAAGGAACAGCGTGTTGTATTTGCCATCCGGCCCAGTAGCCTCCACCAACACCTCATTTCGCTGCAGCTCGGTGTTCACGTAGTTGATGATGGTAAGGCGGTTCATGACGTCTTGTGCCAAGCCCTTGATGCTGATCCGTGCCGTGGCGAACTGCCAGCCGCCCGGGGCGTTTATCTGCACGGACGATCGGAACCCCTCATAGACAACGGTATCAGGCTCGCCTGGTCCGGAGAATGACCCCGTGCGCATCTTGAAGGTAAACCTCAAGCCTCGCTGTTGAAAAGAAGTTGCCACCGGCTGCCCCATCCTCTGTATTCGGGCGCATCATCGCCCTGAGTGTCATTGACTGCGATATCACCGATAAACCCGGTGTATGGAACCCGCAGTATTGCCGACCGGTTGACCATCAACACTGTGTCGCACAGCACCTGGCCAGCCCATGACGCGCTCAGGTACTGGCGGCCGCCAAGCTGGCGCAGATACAGCGTAACAGGCTGGCCGGCAAGCGTGACCTGCACGGTCTGGGCTGGCACTGCGCGCAGGGGGATTTCGCTTATTGCCATTGGATATCCTCGATCGGCTCGATGACTTCACCAAGTTGCACCCGGGCGGTGGGCGTGGGCGGTACGTTGTTGGGGTCGGCGATCTTGCTGTTGCTGTAGACGACTTGGGTCTCGCGGACCTCCTGCATCATCAGATCGGCGACAATCATCCCGGCCCCACTGGATGCCCCTCGCAGGATCCGATACTCGACCAGCGTGTAACCGCTGTACCGCTTCTCGGGCATGACAATATCCCACTGTGTTGGCAGGTTCAGGTTTTCTTGCAGCCAGTCGGTGATATATGAGCGGGTCGAGGCGCGGCCCTCTTTCGTGACCCGCAACATCAGCATGCCAGGGTTGCGCACTTTGTTGTAACTGGTGAAGCTGCCACTCTCGATGGGGTAGCTTGATGCCTCGGCGGATCCGTTGATGCCCATCTCCACGATGGAATCCACCATTACCGGGCCATCCTCCTTACCCGGCTCGAAGATGCCCCACTTGTCGCCCGGAAACAGCGCTGACCACAGCGACCCGATGGCCGAACTCAGGACGCTGGTTATCGGCGCCGGTATCTTGCCGCTCTTGAGGACTGGAAAGCCAGGTATTCCGGCCATGTTGACTCCTTGGTTTGCCTTGTAGGCTTGCTGTTGGGATTATTGCACAAAGTGTTGCGTTGGGGTATGTTGCGCTTGCGGATAGACCGGCCAGTTGAAAAGCGCCACACCCGAAGCGCCTTCCGCAATCTCCATTCGGGCTCAGAGGGTAGAGATATGAAACTTTCAAAGGCGGATCGCGCCTCAATACTTGATAAATCAAATGGTCGCTGCTGGTATTGTGGCACCAACCTCACTGGGACTAAATGGCAAGCCGACCACTTCCACCCAATCATCAGATATGGAGATGGTAAGTGCGCATACCCTCAGTTGGATACCATGGCTAACATGGTTCCATCATGCGCGCCATGCAACAACTACAAGCTGAGCGCATCGGTAGAGGTTTTTCGACGCAATGTTGCAGAGCAAGAAAGACTAACGCTTCAGGCAAGCACTGGTCTACGAATGCTGAACAGGATGAATCGAGTCACTTTTTCTCAAGATCCAGTTAAATTTTGGTTCGAGGAAAGCGGGCTTTCAGTTCCTGATATTTACGAAATTCTAGGGGTAAGCGCTGAGTCGGCGCATGCTGCGTGGCACAAAGAGCGCGCCGAGTCAAATGTTTCATATACAACTGACGCTGGATGTATGCTTACCCTGCGCTGGGTTAACTCAGACATAGGCTATCTAGCAGTCGCAACAGGTGATAATTGGGAGCAGCGCCGCATGGAGTTTCAGTGTGGAAGTTTAGATCATGCCCGCCGGATTGCCTTTGATTTCGCGAATAGAAAGTCATGATATAAGCCCCGCCATTGCGGGGCCCCTTTCCCTCACCTCATCCCTGCATCAAACTGCCGCACAATCTCCCCCTTCAGTCCCGATGCAATCCCACGAGAATCAGTGGCCTGCGTTTGAACCGTGATCTGCCCAATGCTAATCGACGAACTACCACCGCTGCCACCCTGCGCCATGTTGATGCCGCTCAGGCTCTGCTGGTCGTTCAGGTATGACTTGCCAGACTCGTGCTGGCTGATGCCACGAATCATGGCCGCCGCCGTCGCCGGGTCGCCAAAGTTTAGTTGCTTGTTCGGGTCAATTCCGGTCGTCTTGGACAGCGCGTTGATATAGGCCCCGGTGTTATTGGCCCCTTCCGGCGCATAGACGCCCATGATCTCGGTCAGCGTGTCGATGCCGCGTTTCTGGTACAGCTGCAACTGGCGGTACAGGGCCGCAACGCCTTCCTCGGTGCTCTGGAACTTGGCGAAGGTGTGACCCGCGACCGTCTCGCCAACCGTAGCCCCTCGCTGCCCCGCGAACACCAGGTTGCCAGGGTTGTTGTGGCGCTCGGCTACTGAGGTCCCCGGCTTGTTGGTGACGGTTGGCCCCATGTAGTTTTCGCCGTACAACTGCTTTAGCGCCTCGTCCTCGTTGCTGTTAAGCTTACCCGAGTAAAGCATTGCACCAAGGGGGGCAAGCAAGGAGGCCGCGCCAGCAGTCATCCCGGCAAGCGTGGTTGACAGGCCTACAAGCCCCCCAATCACAGAAGACCCTCCGATCAAGCGCAAGGTTGCCAGTGCCAGCAACAACGACGTGCTCCAACCTTCCGTTTTCTCGTCCAGCTCGGCGAATATCTCAACAGCCTGGGACAGTGGCGGAATGATAACCTCGGCCATCTTGACGAACGACTCGGCCAGCCTCTCCAGCGACGGCAGTACCTTGATCACCAGCTCCCTGGTCAGCTTCTCCAGTCGCTGCTGGGCCTTGGTCCAAGTCTGCTCCGCCTTGTATGCGGCGTCGGCGTCCTTCTGGCTGAAACCCTGCTGGGCGGACAGCGTGCTGCGAAGCTCCTTGCCACCCTTGGCGATCAGGTTGATGGTGCCTTCATCAAATCCCATCTGCTTGAGGTAGGAGTAACGCTGATTCCGGTCTGGGAATGCCTTCTCGGTGGAGTCGGCAATGTCAGCCAGGATGTCGGTCAGCGGCTTTGCCTTGCCGGCTGCATCGGTGACGCTTACACCCAGTTGGCGCAAGTAAGGGGTGATCGCGCTGTCACCCTTCATGAATATTTCAGTTACCTGACTACCCAGGTTCTGCAGGGTGCCAAGAAAGCCTTCCATGCTTCCGCCGTTCAGCTCGCTGGCTTTGCCCCAGCGGTGCATAGTGTCGGCGGAAATGTTCAGGTTCTTGGACAGGCGGGACAGGTTTGCGCCGGTGCTGACAACATCGCGGGTGAAGTTGATCAACCCCTTTCCGGCCGTGAGCACGGCAAAGAACTTGATGGCCGATCTCTGCATCTGGCCAAAGAACTCGGCGGCGTCCTTGCCTGAGGCGGCGATCTGCTTGCCTACCCGGTCAGTGTTCTTGCGGGTGTCGGACAGGCCTTTCTCAGTGTCCTTCATGCCCTGCTGGAAATCTTTGTTATCCAGCCCCAGGGTCACGATCAGGCTATCAATCACTGTTGCCATGAGGCCTCCTACCCTGCCACGCCAGCGGCGCGCACACGGGCTGTGTTCAGTTGGTCAATCTGGTGGATCTCAAGCATCCGATAGGCATCATATGGGCCATATATCGTTTGCAGTTCGTGGAGAGTGGCGAGCCGTGCTGAAACCAGGGTGGCGATGATGCCGGGGGTGTTTGAGTAAGGGGCCATCTCGACCCCATTTCCTCCGGCCCGCTCGGCGACTGTTAGATCTGCTCTTCGCCACCGGTAGAAAAACCCAGGTGCAGCTCCATCACAGCTTTGCGCAGCATGAATCGGGTCTTTACGTCCTCGATGTCACCATCCATCAGGGGGCGCGGCTTCTGGGTGGCCGGCACCAGGATTTGGACACAGGACATCATTTCGTCCAGAAGTGGACGCGCCATATCCGGGGTCACCCCTGCCAGCGCCTTGATACCCTGCACGGCAAGCTCCCGCATCGGCGCCTGCAGGTTCAGGTCAACGTTGCTGGATGCCACTGCTTGCAGCGCCCGGAACGCCCACCACTCCGCAGCCTCGGCTGACATTTCGGTGATCTGGTACTTCTTGCCAGCGTCACGGCCTTCTGTGATCTCTACGGTCTCGGTGCGTCTCATTTGCTTGCCCCCCAAGCCACAACCATGCCGACCATGCATATCGTCGACAGCATCACAACAACCTCAAAGGTAAAATTCATCGTCTCATCTCATCGTCAGTTATTGGCCAGCGGTGCGCCAGCCATAGAAAGAATCAAGGCGACCATCTGGCCGCCTTGGGATTATACCAGCGGAGTCGGCAATATGCTTTCCCACGTGATAGTGAACGTCCGGGGTTGCAAAGTGCGCTGTGCAGTCGGGATCGAGGTGTGCCGATTCAGCACCCCGCGCGAAAGCGTGTAGGATCGCTCGGTGCCGGGCAGGGTGATGACCCCGCCAAGACGGAACACGGTGCGATTTGCGTCCTGCGCCAGCACGATACCGTCAAAGAGATCAATGCTGGCAGAGTCAGCCTGCAGGGTGATGGTCTGGGTATACATGCGCGGCACCCAGCCGGCAGACATTACGCCATCAACCCCGAGCACAACCTCAGCCGTGTCCGCCTCGTCAGTGGCGAACGCTGCATCGGCAGCGTACCCCTGGATCTGAGTGGCAGCCA